AAGGCGAGGCGATCGGCGCCGATGGTTCGATCGAGGGCGAGCGTCGCGGTACGCTGATCGCATCGTACTGGCAGGGAGGCGTGAGCGCAACGTACCAGCGCTGGGATCATTTGCTGCTCGCGTACCTGCAGGGGATTCTCACCTACGCACGCTCGGGCGACGAGACATCGCTCAAGGGCACGACGCTGCAGGATCAGGCGGCCGTGTATGTGTCGCGCGCCGCAACGAAGCGACGATCTCCGGAGGAGCTTATGTCGCGCCTCGAAGACTGGGAGCGTGGCAGTGTGCCCGCGGGGGTCAAGTTCCTCGTGGCGTCCGTTGACGTGCAGGGCGCGCGCTTCGTGGTGCAGATCGCAGGCTGGGGCGTGGGGCTGGAGTGCTGGATTGTCGATCGCTTCGATATCAGCTCAAGCCGGCGCCCGGAGGCAGATCGGACAGCGGCAGTCAACCCGGCGGCATACATCGAGGATTGGGATCTGCTAATCGATGAAGTGATCCGCAAAACTTATCCGCTTGCCGACGACTCGGCCAAGCGCATGCCGATCCGGTTGACGGTGGGCGACTCCGGTGGATCTGAGGGTGTGACGACGAACGCGTACAAGTTCTGGCGCAAGTGTCGATCGCTGGGGCTGGCGACGAAATACCAGCTCGTGAAGGGCGACAACAGGCCCACAGCGCCGCGCGTGCAGCAAACCTACCCGGACACCAGGGGGCGCACAGCGAAGAACGCAGGCGCGGCCGGAGACGTGCCGCTGTGGCTGTTGAACGTGAACCTGCTAAAGGATTCTGTGGCAGGCGATCTTGCGCGCACCGATACCGGGCCGGGCTATGTGCATTTCGGGCGCTGGCTCGATACGTCGTTTTTCGCGGAACTGACTGCCGAGACGCGCGGGCCGAAGGGCTGGGAGCGGACGCGCGGGGTACGAAACGAATCGCTTGACCTGCACGTGTATAGCCGCGCGGCTTGCATCATGCTGAAGGCCGAGCAGATCGATTGGACCAAGTCGCCCGCGTGGATTGCCGAGCAGATCATCAACCCGGCGAATGCGGGGGCAGCGGCCAAGGTCCGAACAATCGCCGATCTTGCGAGGGCGCTCAATGGCTGAGACGCTTCCGAGCTGCGCCACGCGCTTGCTCCAAGCGAAGCTCGCGCTGCATAAGCTCAATATGGGAGAGCAATGGGCAACTTGCGTCTATTCGGACGGGAGGCAAATAACATTCCGCGCTAACAACATCGGAGAGCTACGTCTCTATATACGCGATCTTGAACAAGAATGCGGGGACGAAGATAAGCGTCGCCGACCTTTCGGGATAGTCTGGTGAGCGCGCGCCCGCAACTGACGATCCTCGACTCGCGCGGTCAGCCGTTCCAGATCGTCGCGCACGAGGCGGCGTCACGTTCGTCCGCAGAGCTTGCAAGCTGGAACGCGTCACTGATGAGCGCGGATGCAGCGTATCTGCCCGAGCGCGAAACACTGGTGAGCCGCACCCACGACATGATCCGCAACAACGGGATTGCGTCGGGCGCAGTGCAGATACATCTTGACAACGTCATCGGTTCGGGGCTCACACTCAGCGCGAAACCCGACGCCGATGCGCTCGGCCTGGATGACGATGCGGCCGCAGAACTTGAGCAGCAGCTGGAAACGAAGTGGCGCCAGTGGGCATATGACATCGACTGTTATTGTGATGCCGCACGGCGCACCGACTTCTGCGGCTTGCTGTCTCAAGCCTATCGATCCTACCTAACGAGCTTCGAGATTACGGCGACAGCCGAATGGTTGAAGCGCCCGCGCGGGTATGCCACGGCGTTGCAGATGATCGACCCGTCGCGCCTTTCGACACCGCAGGGCATGGTTGACAACGATCGCATGCGCGCCGGGGTCGAGCTCGATGCGATGGGCGCGCCGATCGCGTACCACTTCTCAAGCGAGCATCACCTCTCGCAGTTCATGTCCGACAAGCTGCTCAAGTGGACCCGCGTCGAGCGCGAGACTTCATGGGGGCGGCTGCGAGTCATCCACATCTACGACCAGGAGCAGCCCGGGCAATCGCGCGGCAAGAACGGCATCGTTTCTGTGCTGGCGAAACTGAAGATGCTGGAGAAGTTCGAGCAGGCAACGCTGCAGGCCGCGATTCTCAATGCGGTCTATGCGGCCGTCATCGAGTCGCCACTCGATTGGACATCCGTCGGTCAGGGCCTAGGCGTTGCTGACCCGACGACCGATCCGACGCTCGCGTATATGCAAAACGTTTCAGAGTTTCACAAAGCCAGCAAGATTCGATACAACGGGATTCAGATCCCGCACTTGTTCCCGGGCGAGAAGTTCGAGTTGCAAACCCCCAAGCATCCTACAGCCGCGTTTGCATCCTTCGAGGAAGCCGTGCTGCGCTACGTCTCAAGCGGCTTCAACCTGACCTACGAGCAGCTCTCGCGCGATTACTCGAAGACGAATTATTCGAGCGCGCGCGCCGCAATGCTTGAGACCTGGCGATTCTTCAGCGGCCGGCAGAAGCTGATCGCTGGACGCTTCGCCTCGATGGTCTATGCGCTCTGGCTCGAGGAGTCGATCGACCGCGGCGACATCAAGCTGCCCGCGAGTGCGCCGAGTTTCTACGACGCGAAGACCGCCTACTGCCGCGCCGATTGGATTGGACCGGGACGCGGACACATTGACCCGGCACGCGAGGCGGATGCAGAGAAAACATGGTTTCAGTTGGGCACAACGACGCTCGAAGAGATGTGCGCGGCGAAGGGGCACGACTGGCGCGAGGTTGCGAGGCAGCGCGCGCAGGAGCGGGCCTATGTGGACTCGCTCGGCAGCGAGGGCGACTACGACCGGCTGGCAAGCTCTGGAGGCACGCCGGCGGCGCAGCCGACAGAACCAGCCGACCAGGCGGACAAGGCAGACCAGGCGGGTGAGCGCCGGCAAACTTCGGAGCAGGTGGCATGAGCGACCGCATTCTTACGGACGACGTTCAGATCCCCAAGCTGAGGCCCGATGAGGTGTTCGCCCTCAAAGTGCCGAGCGCACCGACACACGCCTATCCGCACCTTGCCGCGCGCGAGGATCCGGTGAGGGTCGACCAGGATCAATTCGGGCTGCGCGGAAACTGTCAGAGCGCGTGCCTCGCTACGCTTCTCGGGATCCCGCTATCGGAAGTTCCGAACTGGGCAGCGATGGAAGGTAACGACCAGCTCAAGTTCGATGCGATGCGCTCGTGGTTACGCGCTATAGGGTGGGATCTTATGACCGTAGAACGCGGGGGTATGGACGCATGGCCGCCGCGTTTCGGAGCCTTCATCGCCGGCGGCAAGTCGGCGCGCGGGATCGATCATGCCGTGATCTACCGCGACGGCGAGCTATGGCACGACCCGCACCCGGATCGAACTGGCATCAAGTCGGTTGAAACGATCGACAACCTATACCCGCTTAATCCTTACTGGTTCCGGCTGCCTGATCACGAGCGCCTTTTAAGAGAAACCGCATGAGCGAAGCAACGCAACTCGCATACCCGCACCTCGCCGCGCGCGTCTTCGACACGCCGCTTTTGATCGAGCAGAACAGGCTCAATACGATCTTGCACGTACTGGGCCCGCGCCTTGACTTTGATTGCGAGCAAGATGGGCCGGCGGTTGATGCTGAGGAACTGGTCGAGCGGTCAACAGCTCAGCGTTATGAGCGCATGGTCGCATCCATGGCGCTGCCAGAAAAGTCAATACAAAAACGCGCCGAGGGCTACTACGTCGTCGGCGATGTCGCGATCGTGCCGGTGATCGGGACCCTCGTGCACCGCTCGTCTTGGATGGATGCCATGAGCGGTATGACGAGCTACGCTCGCGTCGCGCGCATGATGGCCGCGGCGCAAAACGACTACACCGTGCGCAGCATCGTCGCCGAGTTCGATACCGCTGGCGGGGAAGTATCAGGCGCATTCGATTCCGCCGATCGATTGTTCGCAATGCGCGGGCAGAAGAAGGTTTACGCCGTCGTATCCGAGCTGGCCGCATCCGGTGGATACCTGCTCGCATCAACGGCAGATCGAATTTTCGTTCCACGCACGGGCATCGTCGGATCGATCGGCGTGGCCATGTCGCACATGGACATGAGCAAGGCCCTGGAAAAGCGCGGTGTTGCCGTGACCTACGTGTACGCAGGCGAAAGGAAAATAGATCGTGCGCCCAGCATGCCCCTCTCAGACTCGGCACGCGCGGATATGCAATCGAAGGCTGATGGCATCTATCAACTGTTCGTCGATTCCGTGGCCCGCAACATCGGACTATCCGCCGACAAAGTGCGCGCGACCCAGGCTGCAATGTACATGGGCGCCACTGGCGTCGAGATGGGATTGGCTCACGAGGTAGGTTCATTCGAAGAGGTTTTGCAGATGGCAGTACGGCAGGCCGGGCCTTTCCGGCTGGACGGTCAAGCACAGGAGATTTTCATGACCGCAAGCGACAAAGGCAACGGCGGGCCGGTACAGATTACCGCCGAGCAACTGGAGGCGGCGCGCACCGAAGGACACGCCGCAGGGCTCAGCGCAGGACGAGCGGAGACGGCGCCGGCGGTCACTGCCGCTGTCACGGCCGAGCGCTCGCGCATTCAGGGAATCGTGACGCATGCCGAAGCGACCGGCCGCGCGGAACTCGCTGCGCACTTAGCCTTCGAGACCGACATGGCTGCGGACCAAGCGACAGCGCTTCTCGCCAAGTCGCCGAAGGCGCAAGCCGGCTCGCCGCTCGATCGGGCGATGGCGGCCGAAGGTGGGGCGCACGTTGCAGCGCAGCCCGGGCCGGAACCAACGAGCACGCAACCGGTAATCGACGCCAACGACATCTTCGCGCGTCGCGCCGCTGCGGCGAAGCAGAAGCGCTAACCCGGTTAACTCTCCCCAACATTATTAGGAGCATGCACCATGGTCATGAAGAAAACTGAAGCCGGACACGCCGGCGGGTTCATCCTCTCGGAGGCGAACTTTCACCGCTCGCGCGAGAACGTAACGGTCCTAAGCGGTCAAGTCCTTCTTGCCGGCGCGGTCGTCGGAAAGATCACCTCTGGTGGCAAGTACGCCGTGTTTAACAACGATCTGAGCGACGGCACGGAAGCGGCGGCCGGAGTGCTTGTTTCAGACTGCGATGCTACAGACGGAGATGTTGAGGCCGCCATCATCGCGCGCGATGCAGAGGTCAACGCCAACGAACTGATTTGGGCGGCGACCGAGGATGCGACCGACATTGCCGCCGGCATCGTCGAACTAACAGCGCTCGGCATAATCGTTCGCGCTTAACCTTTTCAATACACGGAGACTGCAACCATGGCCGACATGCTCGACATTTTCGCGGGTGATGCATTCAGCGTCATCGCGATGACCGACTCATTCAACAAAGCGCCGTTCACTCCTGGGCGTGCCGGCACGATCGTCGATTGGGCCGAGGCAGGGGTGAGTAGCCTAACGATCGCAATGGAAGAAATCGCCGGGGAACTGCGCATCATCAATCCCTCGCCGCGCGGTGGACCCGGGACGACCGTAGCGAAAGAAGATCGCATCGCGAGAGCGCTGCGTATTCCTCACTACCAGATCGATGACGCGATCATGGCAGATGAAGTGCAGGGCATTCGGGCGTTCGGCAGTTTGACGGAATTGCGCACGGTGCAGGGCATGGTGCAGCAACGCCTCGATCAGCATGCAATGTGGCGCTTCGACCCGACGCTTGAGTTCCAGCGGCTCGGGGCATTGAAGGGGATCATCGTCAACGGCAACGGGAACACGCTCTATAACCTTTTCACCGAGTTTGAAGTCAGCGCACCGGACATCGTTTACTTTGATCTGAGCGATACCTCGGACCCGGGTCGAATTCGTGCGCTGGCCGATGGCGTCGTGCGCGACATGGCGCGCAGACTCGGCGGGGTCATGATGCCGAACGTTCACGCCCTGGTCGGCGATGTGTTCTGGGATCAACTGATGAAGAACACCGAGGTGCGCGCGACATTCCTACAGCAGCAAGAGGCATCGCAGTTGCGCGAGGGGACCGTCTATACCCAGTTCCGATACGGGCCGATCACATGGGAGAACTATCGCGGCGGCTTGGGCGGAATCGATGGGGCGACCTTTACGCCGTTCGTGGACGATGAGGATGCGCGCTTCTTTCCCGTCGGTGTGCCTGGCCTTTTCCGCACGGTGTACGCGCCCGCGGATTACATCGAGACGGTCAATACCGTCGGCATCCCGCGCTACTCGAAGCAATTCCGCATGCCAAACGACAAGGGCATAAACCTGGAAATGCAAACGAACGCGCTGTCCTACTGCATCCGCCCGACTGTGCTGGTCCAAGGCGCGGCCGGTAGCCTGTAGTCAAGCGAGCGATATCGCCATCATGACGAGCCTAGCCGCATTCTTCCGTGACGAGGGCAACGCTGCCCTCTTCGCGGCGCTGGGCGAGATCTCTGTCATCGATGGAGTGGAGCACCAGGGCGTATTCAATAATCGACCGCGTCAGATCGAGTTCGAGGATGGCTCGATCATGGCGGTGGATATCAGCTTCGACTGCTCCTACACCGCCAAGGTGCGTGAGCTGCGCGAGGGCGATCCGATCGTGGTGAAGTACACATCGACCGATGAAGGGACGCGCTACTGCTTTCGCCGGCGCATTCCTTCCGAGGGCGATGAAACCGGAAAGGTCGTGCTGGAGTTGGGTGCATGACCACGATCAGACAACAGGTGCGCGATGCGGCGATCGATGCGATTAACGTCGATCGCGATCCGGATATCCCAGAGGCGACGAAACGCCGCTGGGTGCCGGGCGAGTCGGCGCAGTGTCCGATGATCAGCGTTTTTTTTGTGGAGGAGCCGGCTACCGGGATCGGCGGCAGGCACGGGGGCTTAGTCGAGCGCGCACTGCGAATAGCGGTGCAGTCTATAGCGGCCGGCGAGTTGCCGGAGTTTTCCGACGATCTGGTCGAGCCGATGCTTGCGCACGTGGTATCACGACTCGGCAACACGAACTTGGGCGGGCTCGCGTTAGATATCGTCGAGTTGTCCACCAAGTGGGAATCGGCAACGGCGGACCGGCACTACGTTGCAGCAACGCAGATCTGGTCGATCAATTATCAAACGAAACGCCATGATCTCAGCGCGCGGCAATAAGACACTCTCCGATCTCACGCACGCGCACGTGGGACGCGCGGCCGTGGTGATCGGCGGCGCGCCGTGTGCGGTGTCGGACATACGGTGCATTGAGGCAACCGAGCAATATGCAGGCGCCGTGTTCCTCTCCGCGAATCACCATGCCTTTCTGCTGGGCGCGTTCATGCCGACAATCATCGATTACATCGTCGCATGTGACGACAAGATGCGAAAGCCGCTGGAGATTCTCGGCCGTCCGATCATCGCGCCTCGTCACTGGGCCGATTACCGAGTGCTGCATCAGCCTGTATCGAACTCGGCAGCGCTCGGGTGTGTTGCTGCGTGGGCGATGGGGTGCGCGCCGATCATCGTGGTGGGTGTCGAGCTATTCGCGGGCGACACCTACTTTCACGATCCGAAGGCGAAGTCTAGCGGGAAGACCGCAACGCTTGAGCAACATCTGCGCCGCTGGTCAGCGCTAACGGACTGCGCGCCGCACGCAATGATCCGCGCGGTGAGCGGGCCGCTGCTCAAACTATTTCGCGCCGTTGATCCGCTTGAACCGCTTGAACCGATCGCCAGCATTGCCGACATTCTCAATGTCGTGCGCGGGGTCAAGGTCGAGATTACCGCAGACACGCCTTGGCACGGGACCTCTTACAAGCGCGGCGAAGTGGTGGAGACCCGCAAGAGCGAAGCCGGAATCATGATTGCACAGAGAGTCGCGCGCCGCTACCAGGGGGCGCCGACATGCGCATGATCGGCTTCTCTGGTGAGAACACATCGCAGAATCAGGACGAGCTGCGCAAGTTCATTCGCATTCTGCAGGCGGCGCATGTCACGAGCTATCTGGAAATTGGCGCGCGGCATGGCGACACGTTCCACCAAATCATGCTCTCGTTGTCGGAAGGCTCGCGCGGCGTGGCCGTAGATTTGCCGGATGCGCAATGGGGAATGGTCGGCAGCGAGGATGCGCTGCTGCGCTGTACGCGCGATCTAAATGAGCGCGGTTACTTTGTAGAGGCGATCTTCGGCGACTCTCATAGCGACGTGGTCAGAAATGAAGTCGAGCGCCATGGTCCATATGACGCTTGCTTGATCGATGCCGATCACCGCTTCGCACCAGCCGCACAGGATTTCCTCGCTTACGCCGTCATGGCGAAGCTCGTCGCGCTGCACGATATCGACGGGCATGGGGTGCGCAGTCACCGATCTGGTGAACCAATCGAGATCCCGAAACTATGGAAGTTGGCGCGCATCAGTGCCGGAGTAGGGCGTTCCAAGGCCATCATCGGAAAAAAGCGCGGCATGGGCATCGGCGTCATGTGGATGCGCGAGGGGCAGCGGCCATTGGCATAGGGGACGAAATCATGGCGGCCGGAATCGCCGAGCGCATCCGGCGCACGCGCGGGCAGCGTGTCGTCATCAAGGACGTTCGCGGGCAGCCGCGCTGGCATTCGTTGTGGGACGGCAACCCGGCAATTGTGCGGCCCGGTGAGCCGCGCGGACGCGAAGGCTTTGCCTACATTGTGAACTGCAAAGGCATTCGCCCGCACATCGTCGAACATCGCAAAGAGCGGTTCGTGTTCAACGAGAACTTCCGCGCCGAGCGCGCGCGCATCTATCTAGCCGACGCCGAGAAAGCGATCGGCGCGATCCACGCTGGGCAGATCATCATCGAACCGAACGTGCCATCGAACAAACCGAACAAGCAATGGGGCCGCGAGCGCTGGGCGCAATTGGTCGAACTTATGCACGCCGATGGCATCGAGCCGGTGCAGCTTGGCGCCAGGTCAGTGAATGTCGTCACCGGCGCTCGGCACATCGTGACCGAATTATTTCGCGAGGCGTGCGCAATCCTCTCGACGGCACGCGCGGCCGTATTACCCGAGGGCGGTCTGCATCACGCGGCAGCGGCGTTGAACGTGCCGGCCGTTGTGCTCTTCGGCGGATTCATCGAGCCGCGCCTCACCGGCTACACAATGCACCGCAACGTGTTCACTGGCCAGAACGGGCACTGCGGCAACCGTAAGCCATGCGCGCACTGTGCGGAGGCGTGGGAGGCGATCTCGCCGGCGATGGTCTACGGGCAGATTCGGATGATTCTGCAGGAACGGAGGGCGGCATGATCGAATGCGGCGGCGTGTATTTACCAGACGGCGAGACGCACCTTGTCGAATGGATGCGAAACGACAAGCACGCGCGCGAGGTCGATGACAAGCTCACGTATCAATATCACAAGCTCGAAGCCGCGCTTGGCTACGTGCGCAACTGGCGCACCGCGGTAGACGTCGGCTCGCACTGCGGACTCTGGGCGATGCACTTGGTTAAGAAGTTCGCCTATGTCCATGCCTTCGAGCCGGTCGCTTCGCACCGCGGCTGTTATCTCGCCAACGTGCACGGCGACAACTCCTATCTGCATCCGTGTGCGCTCGGCGCCGAAAAGAAGTACGTCGGCATCCATACCGCGCCGACAAGCTCTGGCGACTCGTGGGTGATACCAGAGGGCGACATAGAGATGCGCTGCCTCGACGAGTTCGCGCTTGATGACGTCGACTTTATCAAACTGGATACCGAGGGGCACGAGCTTCTTGCGTTGCGCGGGGGCGAGGAAACGCTCAAGCGCTGCAAGCCGTGCGTCATCGTCGAGCAGAAGAAAGGTCATGCGCAGCGGTTCGGGTTGCCAGAAACTGGGGCCGTCGATTACCTGCTATCGCTCGGTGCAAAGCTGCGGCTCACGATCAGCGGCGACTACGTATTGAGCTGGGACGCGTGAATATCGTGGCCTACACCGTCGCCCATGGCAATAGCACCCGCGTGTTGCCGCATTTGGCTCGAGCTGTGAAGGCCAAGATCGTGCCGTTGCCAGCAGACAAGGCGATCGAACTGCGCGATGGCGGCATGATGACCTACGGCGAAGAGCGCGGCTTGCGCTTCATGCTCGATCGCGTCATCGCGGAAAAACGCGATTGGGTCTACATCGACAACGGATATTTCAAGTGGGGGCACTTCGCCGGCTACTACCGCGTGACGCATAACCGCTACATGGTCGACGGCACCGAGCGGGGAAGCGAGCGGCGCTGGCGTCGTCTCGGCCTCACGATCAAGCCATGGCGTAAGGGCGGGTCGTTCGTGCTGGTGTGTCCACCGCCTGCGCGCTTTGCGCATTTACGAAAGTTCGACGAGAAGACCTGGCTGACTAACGTGCTCGCGACGTTGAAAGCAAACACCGATCGCGAGATCAAGGTCCGCGAGAAACCGAGCAAGCGGGAGATTCGTGTTTGCCCGATAGAGAAAGCGCTCGCCGGCGCTCATGCGCTCGTGTGCCATTCGAGCAACGCCGCGGCCGAAGCGCTGATCGAAGGCTATCCGGTGTTTTGCACCGATCCGTGCTCCTCGTCCATCCTCGCGGAATCGGATGTGTCGAAGATCGAATCGCCTCGCTATCCCGATGGGCGCGAGGCGTGGGCGCAGGCGCTTGCAGCGAATCAGTGGACCATAGGCGAGATGAAGGACGGCACGTGCTGGCGGGAGATTATGCAATGAAGCGCGTTGCCGTTCGCATTCGAGGCAGTGTCGCGCATGAGCGCACGCTGCTGTCGAGCTTCGCGCACAGCGTGAATGTGGCCGGCGATCATGCCGACGTCGCAAAACGCTCGGAGGTTCCGAGGCTCGGTAGCGTTGATGCGATCGCGTGCTGGGGCTGGCGGCAAGGCTCCGCGTATCGCAAGCTCGGCTTTAACGTGCTGGTATTCGAGCGCGGATTCGTCGCCGATCGCTTCCACTGGACGAGCGTCGGATTGAACGGCCTAAACGGCCGCGCGACGTTTTCGAAAGTCGATGATGGCGGCAAGCGCTGGGATGAGCACTTCGCGCCGCTCATGCGACCGTGGCGTGAACCGGCGGACGGATACACGCTGCTCATGGGTCAGGTGCCATCCGATACCGCGGTACGAGAAGTTTCGTTCGTTGAATGGCTGCACACGACGGCGCGTACGCTCGCGTCGAATGGTGAACGCGTGGCCTATCGCGCGCATCCGCTGGCGCCTCAGGTGCGCTGTCCGAATACGGCCTTGCTGCGTGGCGATATCAACAAGGCACTTTCCGGTGCAAGGCGTGTTGTCACCTACAACAGCAATTCTGGGGTCGACTCGATTATGGCCGGCGTGCCGACCGTTGCGGTAGATCAGGGATCGATGGCTTATCCAGTGGCAACGCACGCGCCGCTCGATGAACCGATCACCCCAGACCGTACCGAGTGGGCGCATGCGATCGCGTGGGCTCAGTGGTTACCGAAGGAGTTTGAAACAGGCGAAGCATGGTCACGCCTGCGTGAATTAATTTAACCGAGAAGGAGAAGCAAAATGCCGTTTCCTGCACGTGGTGAGAATGTAAAGCTGGGCAAAGGGTCGCTCCTGCTCGATTTGAACGATGCGGCCGGAGTTCCGATCGGTCTGGACTTCACCGGAAATGCCACGGGAGCCGGACTCACGTGGAATATCACGACCGTGGAACTCTACAGCTCGACAGAGAGAAGCGCCGGTCTTGTCGACCGAGCGCGTACCCGCGCGGGCTTGACGTTCAATGCCACAGGCATGAACGAATTCACCGTTATGAACCTGAAACTCTGGCTTCTAGCGGACGAGTCTGCGGCCAATCAGGCGATCGGAACTGGCGACACGGCGAACCTGACCGGCGTCACAGTCGGGAAGTACTACGAGGTCGGCGCTCGACGGATCACGAGCGTGGTGGTCACCGATGGATCGGATGTTCTGACGCTCAACACCGACTATGAACTCAACGCAGAGTTTGGCGTTGTCCACATTCTCCCGGGCGGCGCCGTAGTCGACGGCGAGGATTTGGTCGTGACGTTCAACAAGCCCGAGTTGACCATAACGAAGCTGCGCATCGGTACGCAATCGCAACAGATCGCGCGCTTGGTCTACCTGTCCGATGATGCAAATAGCGCCGGCAACTCCTCCAAGGACCGCTTGGAATTGTGGAAGGTTGACGTCGCGCCAGAGGGTGACTTGCAACTGATTTCGGATGAGTACGGTGCTTTCACTTTGACCATGGCGGTGCTAACGGATGGCGCAAACCATCCCGATGATCCCTACGGCACGCTTGATCGGATCGAAGCGTGACCGATCTTTATGTAGTTACCCGCGACCCTGGATCGCTCGTCGTATTGGGCGGGCGGTCCTTTCACGTGATCGACTTCGACCGGCGCATCGTGCTGCAGGATCATTACCTGATGGCGCTTATTGCGGCGATCGGGGCCGACAAGGTAATGCCGATGGATGGCGAGGGTGATGTCGAGTGGGTGGTTCGCCTGCAAGCGCGCATCACGGATAGCGGTCGGGCCCATGAGCTGATCGCAGGCTATCTCCTACCGGAAGGCGTCACCCAAACCGACTGGACGCGCGAGAGCGCTAAAGAAGTCGCCAAGCACATCGGCAAGTGCAACACCGACGAGGATAGAGCGCTAGTCCATCAACTGGCGATCGAGGTCGCGCTCGGTTTTTTCGTGCACGGGCTCGCCTTGTGGAAGCGTTCCCAAAGGCTTTTAGAAAGCGCACCGGACGCGACGAACGGGGCAGCCCTGCACTAGACGCAATTGATTGTGGAGACTGGACGCCGATGGTTCGCACGATCGCAGGACACGACTACCAGGCCGCGCAAGCAGTCATGCGCTGGCCGCTGGTCGAGCTGCTGCATGCGTACCTGCATCGGTTGAGGCAGCAAGCGCTAGAGGATTACAAGCACCGGCTGTTGATGTGGGCGTCGAACGTGGCGCACCGCAAGGACAAGAAAGCGCCGGACCCGCCGTCGATATTGGACCCGTAGAAAATGGCTGAGCAGGATCTGAGAGTCCAACTTAGACCGTTTGGTCTAAAATCGGTCATCGACGCTTTGCGCCAGGTCAAGGGCGAGGCGAACCGTACGGCGAAGGACACGACATCGGTCTTCGGTCGGTTGCGCGCTGGCATCAGCCGATCCTTCTCGCGCGACTTCGGCTCATTGATTCCAACGGTAGGATTCGTCGCCGCGTCCACCGCGATCATCGGCCTCGTCAAGCACGTCACCGATTTCTCGGACCAGATGGGTGAGGCGGCGACGCGCGTGGGATCGAGCGTCGAGAACTTCAGTGCGATGTCATTTGGCGCGCGCATGGCTGGTGTAGAGGTCGAGCAGTTCGAGAGGTCCCTGCTTCGAGCTGCTCGCAGCGTCTCGGAGTTCCGCCAAGGCGGCGGCGCGGCGGCGGAGACCTTTACCGAACTCGGCCTATCGGCGCGTGACTTTGCAGGAAAGGACACCGTCGAATCGTTCGAGCTCATTGCGCGGAAAATAGGTGCGCTACCAGCGGGCATGGACAAGACGCGCGCGGCCTTCGAGTTGCTCGGAAGGGCGGGCGCTAGGAATATCCCGCTGTTGAACGACATCGCGCAGAAAGGATTCGCGCAGATTCGCGCGGAAGCCGAATCCTTAGGAGCGTTGGTGCGTGGCGAGACCGCAGAAGCCGCGGCGCAGTTCAACGACAACATGGACCGCATCAAGATCGCCGGTGCCGGTGTTGCGAAGTCGTTCATAAATCCGTTCTTGCCGGCTCTAACGGAAGTGGCTCGCGCGATCGCTGAAGCCGCTAAGCAGGGCGGGATTCTTACCGGAATCTGGGTGGGCCTTGGCGGTGCTGCGGCTGTGGCGCTTGGGAAAACGGACGCGCAGACGCGGCAGAATCAGCTTGAGGAAGCCACACAGCAGATTGCGGAACTCGAAGCTCAGTATGAGAAGACACAAGCGACCCTAGCGCGCGGTACGCTGGAACCGGTGAAGCTGCTCGGCGTGAGCATCACACCAGAGGTTCAGCTCAACGAAGGCGCGCTCAACTCGCTACGCAAGAACGCTTTCGACTTAACATTCCAGCTAGACCAGGCCAGGCGCAAGCACGCCGAGCTGATAGCGCAGGACGCGAAGGCTAATGCAAAGCCAACTTCTGGAGATGCCGACGGAATCGGGACATTCGACGTACAAAAACGTATCGCCGAACTGACCAAGCAAGTCGGAGGTGAGCAACTAAAGCAGCTCGATTCCATCCAGAAAAAGCGCGACACGATCGCGCAGCTCGAGGTGCAGAACGCGCAGCGCATCGCCGAGACCAAAGCGACGACGCAGACGCAGATTGACCGCATCGAGGTCGACGCGCTGACTCGTCGAGAGCAGTTAATTCGGCAGAGCTTCCAGAATGAGATTCAAGCCGCGCAGGTGAAAGAGCAGGCGCTCGCCGCAGTGGCCGCGCGTACGACGCCGAAGGGGCGCACGGCGACGGAACTGCAAGCCGCGATCGCAAGGCAGTCGTTTGATGACCAGCTCAAGGCGGCAACGACCTACTACCAGAAGCTCTCGCAGTTGCAGGAGCAGTACGTAGCTCGCCATAAGCAATCGCAGGACAGGATCAAGGCGATCGACCAGGAGGTCGTCGCCAGCCGGCTAGCGCGCGAGCAGATTATCGCCAATGCAGCGCGAGCGGGGCTCAGCGAAGAAGAAAAGAACAACGCCGATCTCAAGCGCATGGCCGACGCGAGGGCTGAGCTTGGCAATGCGGTGCTTCGTGGCGCTGGCGACGAGGCTCGCAAACTCAACGCCGAGGTAAACGAATTATTCGCGCGTCTTGCTAGTGCGCCGGGCTTCGAGAACGCCGCGCGCAAGATAAGCGATTCAGCGCAAGGGATATTCGAGACGCTCCTCGAAGTCGAGAAGCAGCGCGAGCAGGCGCTTGGCAAGGAAGCGGCCGAGAAGATCAGGCAGACGAACACCGAGCTTGAGAAAACGAAAAAGATAGGCGATGACCTGGCGAAACAATCTGCCATAGAGATTAAGCCGACCGTTGATCAGCAGGCAATCGCTGACTTGCGCAAGCGGCTCCAAGAATCGCTAGAGGAAAAGCCATTTCGCATTAACGTGGTCCCGCAGATCGGCAGCGGCTCGACTCAGATTCAGCAGTTGGCAGAAGGCGGCGCGGTTGCCGGTGTGTCGCCTGGCCCGCGTGCCGATGACAAACTCGTTCGGGCCACGTCCGGCGAGTTCATGCACCCGGTCGCGGCGGTTAAGCACTACGGCCTCAAGTTCATGGAGATGATCCGCGCGCGGAAGTTGCCGACGTACGCAGACGGCGGACCGATTCAGGACGAGCGCAACGTACTAGGATCACCCAAGCGCAAGGCGCTTGACGAGAATGAGGTCGAGCGGCGCAGCTTTGCTACAGGCTTCTGGCGCGGGCTTGGGTCTGCGGCAGATATTTACCCATCGCCAGTACGCGCGCGCCGCGCGGTGGATCAAACGGAGATCGAGCGCAGCGCCTCAGATATTCGAGAGACTACCCGCGCGCGCAGCGACCGATCCGTCGCCGATCAGAGCGACGTTACAAGCCGATCGCGTAAGGCGTCCGACGAGAGCGAAATTGTGCGGCGCGCGTGGTCTGTTGCAAATGCAAGTGTTTCTGAAGCGCAGCGCGTAGAGCGTTCCAGAGATGTCACCGACAACGCGATGATTAAGAGCAATCGCGCTGCCATCTATACCGATACTGTCAAGCGCGATCGGATCGCCACATCCGAGAGCGCATCATCGGAAGTCGCCAGCATACAATTGGAACTGGATCGCGCCGATTATTACGCCAAGCACGCGGAGCGTATGCGCTACGAACTGGCGCAAGCTGAGCGAATTGTGCGTACGCGCTCAGTCAACGATGACGAATTCAGCGCGAGCCGGCGCGAGTCTATCGACCACGAGCGCGACAGTGCGATCAGCACTAGCACAGACTATAAGAGCGCGGAGAGTCGCAGCGAAGAGGAGGCCACACGCGCGACGCGCATGCGCACGGACGCATCGGATACGGAACGCACTGCAAGACAGCGCTCGGAGGTCGACGACAGCGAACGCATCCGGCGCTCGGTGGAACGCGAAGAGCTGGAGAAACGCAAGCGCACGCGGCATCTGACCGATCTAATTGCCGGCGGCATCCCGCAGCGAGCAAGCGGCGGCCAGATCCCCGGCGTTGCGCCCCACGCCAAAGCGGACAACGTGCTCATGCTCGGTACGTCCGGGGAGTACGTGCACAACGTCGCGGCCGTGCGTCACTACGGGCTTGACTTCATGCGGGCGGTGAACGAGCGCCGCTTAGATGTCCCGAAGTTCGCGCTCGGTGGATTGGTCAACGATGTGCGTACGATTCAGAACGTCGTGCCGTTTGCGCCAGTGCAGCGCTTCGCCGATGGCGGCCTGGTGCGCGAGATCGAGCGCACGGCAAAGGAGCAAAGCCGCGATGTGGTTGATGTTAACTTGACGCTCGGCGGCGACACCGTGCGCGTGAGTTCGGATCGCGATGAAGCGCGGCGCTTGGTGCGCATGTTCCAGAATCTGGATCGCGGGGCGACGCGATGACGATCAGCTTAAACGGCATTGTGCTCGATGACTCCATGATCTTGGAGGAGCGCTATGAATCGTTGGGCGTGGAGCAGAGCGTGCGCCGTACGCTCGGCGGATCTGCCGTGGTGTTCTCGGGATCGCTCGGCAAGGGATCTCCGATCACGCTACTGGCAACGGCGAACTTCGGCTGGCTCACCAAGGCACAAGCTGATTCAGTGCTCGCCATAGCCGCGGTCGCCGGCGGCATCTATACGCTGATCTATGGGGCGCTCACCGAGTCGGTGATATTCCGCCATGACGAAGCGCCAGCGGTGGACCTGCAGCCGCTCCTAGCGCGGCAGACGCAGCTCGACACCGATTATTTCACCGGGGCGATCAAGCTCCTGACCGTGTAAGGACCTGACACACCATGCCTATCGTGCAAGCTGAATTGAAGTTCTACCGCTCGGCGACAGTATCAGATGCGGCGACGAATGGCGGGCGACTCTCGGCGCAACAGGTGATCTCCGGCGCGGCGGCAAACCTATTCGACGCGGTCGGCGGGAGCGAGCGCGCGGCGGGAAGCGAAAAGTTCCGCAAGCTCTTTTGCAAGAACGCGAACGATGATGACATCGCGCTACAGTACGCCAAGATTTTCATCGACAAGAACACGCCTGGCGATGATCGCTTCACGTTCTTCCCGGCGACGCAGATCGATACGCAAGATGACATCACCGGGAGCGAAAAGCAGTACGGCGCCGGTGTGTTGGCGGGCAATGTGATCGCTGGCGCAACCGAGCTCGATCTCATCTGGGAATCTGGCGACGCTGCTCCCGAGGATGGAGACCTGCTGCGCATCACGGACAAGGCCGATATCAATGCGGCCGGCAACGAGGAGTTCGTTCTCATCGACGGCGCTCCCGTCGGCAGTGGTCTGGAATATACGGTGCAGCTCGCGACCGCTTTGCAGAATGGGTACTCTGCCTCGGACACGCGCGTCGCCCAAGTCTATGAGCCGCTCGACCCGAACGAGGTGGACTCGGACCCAACACTGCAAAATCAGATTAAGGCGCGCATCACCGGTGTTGATGTGACGAGCGCGGCGGGCACGATCGATGAGGCGTTCTTACTCGGCGACAACATCGGATCGATCCAGCAGCTATGGACGCTCACCTTCACGAGCGGCACGGCCTACAACATCGTTGGCGATACGGTCGGCAGTCAAGGCTCGGGGAATATCTCTGGCGGCGCGTCACCGAACAATGCGAGCTTCTCGAAACCGTACTTCGTTCTTCAGGCTTCTGCGTTTGGCGGCACGTGGTTATCGGGCGACACGATCGTATTCGAGACGCATCCGAGCGCCGCACCGATCTGGGTGCAGCGTACGGTGCCAGCAGCGGCCGATGCGATCGGTAGCAATACGGCGATCGTGGCGATAAAGGGCGAATCGGCGTAGGAAGAATTTAATTAAAGCGGATTTGTCCGCATGAAGGAGCGACAACGTGCTATTGAAACGCATCTACGATAAAGCCGATCCCAAGGCTCCGACGCTGGCGCACGTCGAATGCCGGCACACCGGAACGCACGCCGAGCAGAATTTCTCCCGTCGGCTGGTCGAAGGCGCGGTCTCCGAAGGTTGGATGACGCTCTCTCGCGGCAAGATCATTCTGCACACGAAGCCCGATGATCTGACGTACACGATCAAGCGCGCGCCGGGGCATTACTGCCTGCACTGCGGCGAAAAGATCGATAGCGACGCGCTCGGCGCAGGAGCGCGTAAGCACGTCGCCGAGAAACACGAAGGCAAACCATCGCCCGACAAGCACTGGCCCGCTGGCTACCTCGTGACCAATGCTTACGAGTGCGTGCTCGATCAGGCGCAACACGTGAAGTTTAAAGCGGTAATTCCTGGCCGGAAGGGGGCGTAATCATGGCAGATCAAGTTTTCAATATCGCGCTCGGTCGTGTTGCGGAACTGTACAACCGCGTCGATCTTAACGACCCGGCAAACTCGGCGCTTATCGTTGCCGTTCTTGCGACCCCTGGTATCGAGTCCGATGCCGTGCTCAAAGACAAGGACACGCTCGCTGACGTTGTTGCCGGCACGACGAACGAGGTCACGAACACGAACTACGCCCGCAAGACGCTGACCGATTCTGACATCGTGGCATTCGCGCCAGACGACACAAACGACAGGGTGGATCTCGATATTCCAGACCAGACATGGACCGCAATAGCGGCGGGTGATGGCTGGAACGACATCGTCATCTGCTATGACAGCGACACGACCGGAGGAACGGACGCGAACATCGTGCCGCTGACGCAGCACGATTTTTTAGTGGTCCCGGATGGCAGCGACATAACTGCCCAGGTAGCAGCTGCAGGGTTCTTCCGAGCCTCATAAGCAGCCGCGTGTTTTCGGAGAATTAGCCAGTGCCAATTGTCTCTTCCTCCTACACCATAGACGCCCACGCGCAGGCTAACGGCGGGCACTATGTGATGGAGTCGCACACTGACAACACCGGCCGCGTGTATTCCTATCACTATGAGCTACCCGCAGGTCAAGGCGCTACTGAGGTTGAAGCGATGATGGCTGCCCGCGCTGTACGGATTGATGCGCAGCTAGCAGAAGCCGAGTTCGAGGGGATAGTCGACAATGGCTCTTGATCTCAACCATCAGACGGCGGGTGAGTTTGCCGCTCGGTTCTGGGAGCGGCTGAAGCGCCTGTATCAGGATGGAAACAGGCTCGAATTCGCACGCATGGTCTGGTGGCTGTATGACAGAGTTCTAGCCGGGGACTTCACGAGCAATGAAGTGCGCCTGAGCTTCAACGCAGCCTACGGGCGCAGCTTGAACAGCCCACAGTGGAATACATTCGTGACCGATACGCTCAAACCAATCCGTGACCGCTATCAGGCCATGCTCGATCAGGGGGATCTGTAATGGCCGTCGTCTGCTATTCGAGCGGTGGCAGTAACACGAGCCCTTATGAGACGTGGGCGAAAGCTGCGACGTCCTTTGCTACCGCGCTGGCGGCTTCTACCTCCGGCGACACCGTGCAAGTCGATATGGAGAACATCGCAAGCGCGGACGCAGAGATAACCGGGGCCGCTACGTGGACAGTCCCTGATGGTGTAACGATTCACATCGGCACGCAGAATGGTGCTAGTGGGATTACCACCGGCGAGATGGGAACAACGTATTGGTTTGGCCTTTCTTCGGGCTCAAACACTATATTTGTAAACTTTGACGGTTCTTCCAGGATTATAGGTGGGCTTACGCTCAGGCAGGCTGGCTCTGCGGCGTTTAGATTCAACGGCGTTGGCGGAGGGAACGTCAAGGCGGATCAACTGCGGATGTGGGTATCCTCGTTGACCAACAACATAACGATACAAATTGGCATAACCGCCGGCGCGTCGCAGACAACCATTGATGAGCTGGTTATTGATGTAGACCGAGAGACAACTACTGGATCCTACCTATCAGTAGGCGGAACATTAGAAATACACAACCTCGTTGCTGAATATGTGGGGTCTATAAACGCGCCGTTCTTATCCGAGATTCCTGGGAATAACGGTAAATGCACATGTCGTATTAATAGCGGTGACATATCTTCACTCGGCAGCGGGGCCACGATAGTTGGTAACTGCATTCGTGGAGTCCACGAGTTTACGATTCTGAACACTATATTGCCGGCGTCGTTCGTCACGCTTGAGTCCCAGGCGCTGACATTAGATGTAGGACCAAAGGTGTTCGTGCAAGACTGCTCCACAAACGGCAGTGCTGTTCCATTCGCCTACGCCGATCCGTATGGCGAGATTCGTCTCGACACCGGAATCTATCTGACCGCCGGTATAAATCCTAGATCGTGGAAGATCACAACCACAGCAAACTGCACAGAGCACTCTGCGTTTTATTCTCCATGGATTATGCAGCGAAAAGCAGCCGCAACGGTTGAGCCTAAGTTCGAGGTGCTCCGAGATGGTAGCGCAACGGCATACACGGACGCTGAATTCTGGATGGAGAATCTCAGTAAGCTCACCGCATCTAGTGTCAACATGACGTTTGAAAGAACGCGCGGCACGGGCACAGATATTCCGGCTGGGGCTGGTACTGGATCGTGGACAGGAGAAGACGGAACCGCATGGTCTGGGGAGTTGACTATTGGATCTACAGTTTTGGAAGAAGACGGATACGTCCTGTCACGCATTTGTGCAGCCGTAGCATCTAGCACGATTTACGTTGATATCGGAGCAGTGGGCTAATGGCGATCTATAGTCGCGCTATTCCAGGCGGCGGTTGGGTCGTCGGTGACGATACCGAGACATTCTCGCGGGCGCTTCC